CCCCTCCCATATCAATATCATTTTCACTCACGTAGGCTAATTCGTCAGGTGCATTAGCCGGAACTGTAAATGTTATTGTGCCAGATTCAATTGCATTATTAAGTAATAACGGCGATATGTATCGATCTAACGGGCCTGTAGTACGTGATGTTTTAATGCTAAATGGGTTTCCGATACTGTTAATTACAAATTTATATTGATACCCGCGGTATAGTGTAATTACCGGATTTCTAGTCATGCTATCAGATGAAAAAATATAAGAACTTCCGTACTCTGTTGTTTCAATGTTTACTGTGTAAGTACTAGTAATTTCTATCTTTGATGTATTTTGTATAGTAATCGTGTCAGGACCATGAGGCATCCAATAGTAATTTTGAAAGTTAACAACCTTATCCCAGTTAATATGAGGATCCCAACTGTAAAATTCTTGTTTGTTTAACCTAGAATGGTTTGAAACATTAGCACCAAACACCCGTAATTGATTAATATAATCTTGATAATCTTTTAAAAACACATGATTATTCATATCATCTTCAATTACTAACCCTGGTTCAAGTTGGTAATTTTGACGATTCCGTGTTGGTGCTTCAACAAATATATCATCAGACGAAGTAGCTTTTGAATATTGTCTTCCAATGTATCCACTAACTTTTTTTACAGCCCCTGGTTGAGTAAGTTGATTTATTGTTGAATGTAAGAACTTTTTATTTGTGTCGGTTCTATAAATTCGCGGTAAAAAAGATGCAGCTGTAGCTTCATCACTTGTATCAATTGCTGTTATTCTAGGTATGCTGTTAGCCATTAGTTACTCCCATAAGCTGAACTTGTTATAAACTGGCGATTTATTGTGTTGTTTTCAGTGATTAAATTTGATGATTTAATATTTGATGCAGTAATACCTGATATAATTTCAATATCATTAACAGTTGCACCATTAATTAAAATTTCATTCATAGTTGATTTTATTTCATATAATCCACCAAAATTAATACTATTATGTTTTGGAACAATAACAAAATTAGATATTTTTGGCGCAACTGTAGTAGTTACATAAGTTGCTAATTCTGTAAAAAAGAATGTATCTCCAAAATCCCAATTATCTAACACAAAAAAATCATTAATTGCTGCAATTACTTGAGATTTAATATCGTTATCTGAAATTACCTGACCTGGTGTTTTTGTAATCTTAAACGTTGCTTGTAACTCAGACGATGCAGTAGAACCAAATAATATTTTATAATTTACTGGATGATATATTATTTCATCTGAAATTGATTTAATTAAATTTAACGACGGTGCTACTATGTTATATAATTCGTCAGAACTAGGAGGCAACGGTTTGTCAAGTATTGCACCGCGTACCCATTGTCTGTAATAGGTGTCATACGATTTAGTTAAAATATACACATCAATAATATTACTTGCACCTGGATCAATTCTAGAATCATATTTTGCATTATGTGTATATTGGAATTTTAATCCCGATCTACCCAAATATACTTTATAATCCATTGATGCTTCTAATATTCCAGTGAACGACGCTTTCTTTACAGTATTTGTATCTATAAAATAATAGTATTTTCCAGGTTGTATATTATAACTTTCGGTTGAACGAACAAAATTTAAAATAGTCCCGTCGTTTTTAATAAATTTATAATCTTCTTGTCCTTGAGAAATTAAATATTTTTCTTGTATAATATAAGTGTTTGTTGAAACAATTTGTGTAAACACGTCCGGATCATCAACAACTCCATTATTGTCACTATCAGCAAACGATATTACAATCTTCTTATTGTCAACATACCCATCTAGCCCAATATACTCAGACACAATGTCCCATGAAAAATCAGTAGTATATGATTTTGTATTAGTATTAGTATTAATACTTAAAATTTTAATCTTATCGCGGACTGAAGAATTAGATACACTGTTGTATACTGTTTGAGTTTTATCATAGAAAAATCTTAACTGTGTATTACTTTCAAAAACATATCTAGTTTCACGACTAGATACTGTATATGTTTCATTATCTGTTGTAAACAACATCATCCAACTAGAATCTTGCTGTTTATTTGTAATATCACCTTGCAACAAAATATTAAATGCATTTGAATAATTTAAATTTGATTCTCGAATAATTTGCCACTGTTGTAATGATGTATTATAGCTTAACCCAAATTCTTTATTTTCAAATATTAAATCAGTCATTGTAGTAATAATTGAAGTTTCTAATATTGATCTAAATTGAGGAATAATTTGGATAACAGTTGCTCCGGCGGGAACATTAACATTTAATACAATACTGTTTAAATCAAGTCCATCGTTTGAAACTGATACTACTGCAGCCCATAAATAGGTTGTAGCACCAAAGTGATTTGTAATTTCGTCATTAACTCCTAATGTTTCTAATTTATTTTGATTAGTTGTATCAAAATACTGATTAGCCGGACTTACAAATTTAATCAACGCACCGGTTTTAATATAATACAGCATTAATCCAGTATCTGTTGTTGGTCCAACTTTAAGAACCTCGCCAGATAATGACCCTAATTTAATACAACCAGATGTGTCTATATTTGAAGACCACACATAATTAGCATCAGCAGTTTGAAACTTAGAGGTGTAATGTGAATAATAAAAATTTCTTAACTCATCTTTCTTAAGAATTTTATTAATAACATTTGCAATCACTCCCTGAATGTCAGTCTTGCTAATATATGTAAATTTTTCAGTTGATTGGTAATCTTCAGTGTAAATTACTCCATCGTCTGCAAATAAATTTGTTGAACTATATTTTCCTGTTGGATCAACTAGGTCAAAATACCGACTAATCCCGCTAGACGACCGATTAACTGCTTTAACTTTTAAAATTTGTTGACTAACACTTAACGGTGCGACGTTATAATCTTCACCGGTTATCATTCTATTTTGAGTATAATAAGTAGCAGGTGCATTTGCTTTGATATTTGCATTTGTTTCTGTAGCTTCAGCTGTGCTAATAGTAGTTTCTAATGATAAAGATACTGTTAAGGTTTCTTGTTGACCATAATTTGACAAGTACGGAATAGAAAGAGTTATATTTCTAAGGTCTTTTGGATTAACTATATAAGAAATGCCATTGCTAGTGCGATAATAAATTTTAAATGTACCTAATGGTTTATTACCAAATGTGCCGTCACTAAAATTTAAACTTACTGCATCACCTGCACGAGTTGTTACACTATAAATGTTTCTAATACTTTTGTTAACACTATTATAGATAATGTTGTTGCCTTCAACATTTGAAACTTTTGTCCATTCTTCAGTTTCTAATCCTTTTTTATCTAATCTATACAACCACAAATCAGTGTTATTAATACCAGTTGTACCAACATCTACAATTTCATTGCTTCTTGGTTGCGTAATTGTAAACTGAGCATTTGCTATTGTTCCTTGTGTAAAGTTTAAAAAGAAACCAGATCCGGCACTACCGTATCCTTGTCCGTTATTTCTAAATACACATGATAACTTACGACCTGCTTTAGGTGTTTCTTCATATATGTAATTCTGTCCAGTAAACGTTGTACTAGTAACTTCAAAATTCATAGTTCTACCAGCAACTGTTTTTGTAAACGAATACACTGGAATATCGTTTGAGTTAGTTTCCATTGTATATTTTTCAGTTAAGATACCATAAATTGTAGCTTTATCAGATGGGTTACCAAATTGTTGGTTTACTGACATTGACGCATTCATAACTTTAATAAACTGATCGTACCAGTTAGAATTTGACGGATCATTCCATGTTATTACTTGTCCGGCCATATTTCGCCCGTTACTATCAATAACAGTTTGCGTAGTCTGAATTGAACTAAATTTTAATAAACCAGTTGCCGGTATGTTTCTTTTTGCATTGTAACTAATTAACCTTGCTAACCGTAATACACTATCTCGGCGTTCTGCTAACTCAAAGAAATTTTCACGAGCATTTAAGTCAACTCGAAACGAAATACTTTGTCCTAAAAATGCAATTACATCTAATAATGCTAGATACTCTGAACTTTCTATATAATCATTAAAATCTTCTGGATAATTTTGACGAATATAATCAACCATTGTACGTCTTAAATTCTCAAAATCATAACTTTGAAAATCTGCATTTTTAAAAGATTGGTATACTTTTTTCCAATCTTCGGCTACTAATAATCTGTTTTGTCTGTCGGTTGCGCTCATGTTGTTGTCCTAATAATGATATTTATTGAAAAAATTAACCACGCTGTTATTATGCTATGCCGTTCTCTTGATCAAACCGCAGTGTTATCTGTTCCGAAACTCTATAAGGATTATACGCTAACGTAAACGCAATCTCTATACCACTTTCGTATGTTGTTATTGAAGTATCAGAGATTGATACCCGTGGGTCATAGTTAATAATCGAAGTTACATCTTGCTCAATCAAAGATTTTACATCAGCCGTTAACGGTTCGAATAGCAGATCCCATATAATTGTACCAAACCTTGGTTGCATTAATCTTTCACCTTGTCTAATATGGAAGTGATTTAAGATATCTTGTTTAATCAGGTCGAAATCATACAAACTAAAATGTTCTGCATTACTGTGTATTGTACTAAAACCTCGATACGTTTTAGGAGCTACTAATTCAGGTTTAGTTGGTATTGCAGGTAACAAAATCCTATCGTATACTACTGAGCTCATTTTTTCTTCTCCGGTGGTTTAACTTTATTAAAAGTATCAGTTGTAGTTGTATATTTTTTAAACATTGCAGGTACTACAGGTTTAGGTGGTGGTGCTACTACAGATTTAGTTTTAGCCGGTGTAACTAACGTTGGATCTAAATTCTCATGCCCTGCCCATGGTTCTTTAGTAGGTACTCTATTTGTTTTTGGTGCAACTGCTGCAGCCGGACCATTCATATGAATCTGTGGAGCAGTTTCTATAATGTTGCCACCTGCTTTTGTTTCATTAGTTCCGCTTGACGTTTCTAATATCTTTCCCGTTGCATTAGTGCTAACGTTACCTGCAATTGTAGTAAAATTAATATCTCTACCAGCAGTAAAGTTTATATCCTGCTCAGAATGCATGCTAATACTATCTTTAGAATACACGTCTATCTTGCCATTTGCAGTCATTTCAATCCAAGAATTGCCGCTGCCATGTGAAATGTAAATTAAATCTTCACTGTTATGTAATAAAATTTGATGTCCGGTTCTAGTCCTAATTCGAACTAATTCGTTATGCGGCATGGTATGATCTTTTGCAGTTTTACCCTGTTCAACAGGAATGTACGTAGGTCCTGCTTCTGATGGTTTCTTTTCTCTAACAAACTTGTCATCACCGTCGTCCATAACAAAAGTTGAACCACCTAACCTGCTTACATACGCATTCTTAATTGCATGCTCTTTCTTTCCAATAGTACCTTGTTTTGCACCATTTTGCTTATCAATTGGGCCGGGAGTTGATATTCCAAATACCATGCTAGGAGTTTCTCGTCTAGCACTACTTGTTGTTATACCTCGAGTATCATCTTTGTCTAACCCGCTTGTTACTAAAACTGCAGCAAACGGATGTATTGGTTTTTTAAATTTAGTTGGATCAGATGTTTCTTTATTGATCTGTTTATTATATTCTGCAACTGGTACCCTAGAACCGTTCTTAATAGTATTTTTGTACTTTTCTTCAATAATAGTATTTTCAGTACTTGCTATGCCCGGCGTCATAAAATTCATGTTTTCATCTTGTACGCAGCCAATCCAAAAACCACGTTTTGGATCGCCATCAATAAAAATAACAACTACTGTACAACCTGGATCTGGTGGAACCATCCACATTCCGTAACTCTTCTGTGTGTTGTTATAATTATTTGGATCTGTTCCAACCTGTTCAACACCAGTTGCACCGCAAAACGGACTTAGGTATTTTACTTGATGCAATTGCCCTTCTGAATGATCGTTACCTGATGCTCTTAATAATTCAACTTCTAACCCTCCCATATATGTTGGGTCTAAATGACTAATAACTTTTGCAAGGAACGGTCCTGGGGTAGAAGCCGGTTCTGATGAACGTGAAACGTCTTTTGTATTATCTGCCATTATTAAATTCCAAAAAATCCGCCAATTGCGGCCAACCCATCTTTTGTAACCTGCCCCAAATTAAACAATCCATCTTTAGATGGTTCGCTTGTATTTTCTTGTCCTGGTAATCTATTTCCATGTAACCTCTGTGTAAATGATCCGTTTTTAAAACTGCTAGTAAGCGTGTTTAATCTAAATAACCCACTATATAGCAGCAACGGTGATGACGGCACCTCTGGTGCAAATTGATACAATCCGGTATCTTGATTGATATCAATTGGAGTTCTAAAATTAACTATCACGTTCACTTCTCCGGTTTGGTAGTTTACTGTACCGTCAGTGTTTAAACTTTGATATTGAGATTGTGTTGCAGTGTAAGTTCCAGTTCCACTTTGTGCAATAAAAAATGGATCTCCTACTATTTCCATATCTAACATTAACATGTCAGACCCTCTAGTAATATTATCATGAAAAATTCTAGCAGCACGAGTTTCAATGGTATCAGCAGGGCCACCACCTAACTGTTCAGAATTAGTAAGTAATCCACCATAATCAATAACAGCCGGATGTCCTGTTTTTTGAGGTTTAGCACCTTTTAATGCTAATGTATTTGCTTTTGGCTCTTCTGCATCATTCTCTTTTGCAGTTCTAATATCCTGTGATCGTTTTCCTGCATCAGCTCCCATGGTGGCTGCAAAACCATTTTCTAATTTAATTTCAAATGATATTACGTCTACATTCTTACCAGTATACAAATAATTGTATTCTTTTACGGTCTTCTTGCGTAATTCAGCAAAACCAACTGCTGGTTGATTTGTTCCAAGTGGCGCAGAACTGTTATGAACATTATACGGGATTATTCGATATACTATAATTGTAGGTTTACGACCAGTTTGAGAATATGTTGCATCAGTTGATACGTTATACACTTGAATATCAATTCTCCACCATTTTACGTATCCTTCTTCTGATAACGAATCTGGATTAAACGCACCTTTTGGATAATCGCTTTGCAATAACACTTGGTTAATTGCATTTGTTAGCGAAGTGTCTTGTCTAAATCTAAAATCACTCTCATCTAACTTTGGCGTATTTTCTGCTCGTACATTAACTTTTAAATCAGGATTATAAACCGCATTGTCGTTGCCGTAAGGCGCACTTGCAAACTTATTAGTACCTACACCAATCTTTGCTTTTCCAATTAAGTTAACGTCTTTAATATCTTGAACTTGAATTTGTATTTTATTGTTGTCTGCATCAACTACTACCTCTTTAGTAGTTGTACCTAAGTTAGTGTAAATAGTTTTTGAATCTGCTGCAGAACCAGTAGTTGCGCTATCGGTTCTTTCCACTTC